GTAACTTGCATAACATTGTTTTTGCTAGTCCTAGTAAGTCTCAAGTTAAAGTCCTGCAATCGATAGGACGGGGCTTGCGTCAGTCAGACGATGGGTCGGTTACACAACTCTATGACATTGCGGATGACATGCATATCAGGTCACACAAGAACTTCACCCTACGACACAGTGCGGAAAGAATTAAGATATATACTAAAGAGCAGTTTCCCCATAAGATTTACAAAGTAGATTTGAAATAATGCATGGATTAATGTTTGGTGGATTCCAGACCACGGAAAATTATGGAAATGGCGAAACGAACATAGTAAACGAATACTATAGAAGTTTCGGTAATCACAGAATCGCAACACATCTCAGAAAACAGGGATGGGATATTGAAGTCCTTGATTACTCTTGGGCATTTTCTTACGAAGAACTAAAAGATTATGTCGATGATAGAATAACCAAAGAAACGGTCTTCATTGGTGTAAGTGTTTTATTCATCCCTACACAAGAGTCAACCAAAAAAATAAATCGTATTCTAAGATATATTTCAAGAAAATATCCGTGGGTAAAAAGTGTTGTCGGCGGGGTCAAGAGTTGGGCAATCACATTTGTAGAGGCGGATTACTATATCGCGGGTCATGGGGAATATGCGATAGATGGACTTCTCAAAAGTTTGATGGGTCGAGGAGAACCAGTGAGGTTCAAAAGAAATGAAAAAAGTGGTATCAAGATTATTGATGCATATAAAGATTATCCTTGTTGGCCTAAACGAGACGCGAGTATATCCTATGAAGAGAGAGACTTCATCACAAAACATGAAACTATGAACATCGAACTGGCACGAGGATGTCGATTCAAATGTAAGTATTGCACCTTTCCACTTTTAGGTATCAAGGATGATACAAGCAGAGATGAAGATAGTGTCTACGAAGAGTTGAAGGAAAACTACGAAAAATGGGGAACAGTATCTTATTATGTCACGGATGATACTGTAAATGACCGACCCGAAAAAATGAGAATGTTGGCCAATGCTGTTCGTAGACTTGACTTCAGACCTCACTTCAATGGATATGCCCGAGCAGACCTTTTGATATCACACCCAAAGGAAACATGGGACGATATGATTGATGCTGGGTTTACCAGTCATAGTTATGGTGTTGAGACATTCAATCACATGGCGGGTAAGGCTGTTGGTAAAGGTATGCATCCTGATAAAACAAAAGAGGGATTGTTAGAGATTCAGGAATACTTTACACCAAGAGCGCCGCATTTCTATACAGGTTCTCTCACGATGATTTGTGGTCTCCCACACGAAACATTCAAATCTTTAGATGATGGTAAGGAGTGGTTGAATAAGTATTGGAGAAATCATACTGTTGGATACTTACCGTTATATCTACAGAATGATGACGGTGATGCAATTGATGAAGTGGACGGAAATATAACCAAAGATTTTATTAAGATGGGATACACCTTCCATGAAGTTGATGATGTTGACTACCTATTAGGTATGGTTCATCCTCTTATCAAAAGAAGTCTTAAAACTGTTTTGCGTGAGAGAGCTGAACTTTCTAAACACAAAGAAGCGAAATTTAATTATTGGATTCATCCTAGTGGTGATTATGATTGGTTAGATGCCATTGAATGGGTAATGGAATTTCAACATATAAGGGAAGGAATAGGAGCGGGGACATATTGCTTCAAAGGTGAGGATGCTTGGAAGACAGAATCCGTAAATGGAACTTTAGAAAATATAAAAGACTATTACAAAGAGAATCGCAAAATGGCAGATTTTGAGGTTAAACATCATCTCGTCATGGATTATAAGCGCAAGAAAATTGCACTATAAATATAAGTGATAACATAAAGGAAATACGATGAGTAAACCAAAGCCCGAAGTAAGACAGTTCAAACTCGCATCAGGCGAAGAGGTTGTCTGTGAAGTGATTCAATGGCACAACGAAGAAGAACTCGAACTTATTGTAAGGAAGGCTATGAAACTCGTTATGGGTGAGATGGACACAGGTGTGCGATATTATTCGTTCCGCCCGTGGATGGTTTATCAAGAGAACCCCGAAGACCTTGTAGTGTTGAATGGTAATCATGTCATCGGTATTGCATATCCACCTGAGTCTCTTATCGCACAGTATGACGAAGCGGTAGACGATATGGCAAAGATGTGGGAACAACGCAACAAGGAATATCTACAGAGTCGCGGTGACGAACCCTTCGAGGATATTGATAAGATTAACAAGATGACCAAACAGGTCATGCGTGAGTCAGAAAAGATTGAAGAATATTTGAAGTCGTTAGATAGTGAGTCCAATAATATAATCACATTTCCAGGCACAAACGACATACACTAATGATTAAACTTCGTAATGTATCTGAAGAATATATCTTCACCAAGATTATTGATGATGAAGAGATGAACACGAGAATGATTACTCGAATCGATGAAATCGGTGACGAGGCATTCCGCAAGACCAATGTAAAAGCAGATTGCACATCTGGTAATCTACATCATCAATATCCAGAATTCAATTCTCTGTCGCATATCATCGAAGACTTCTGTAAGGAGTCATCATATGAAATGCAGATGGATTGGGAGAATCATCACTTCAGAGCAAATAGTCTTGATTGGAACAATGCATATATACAATCACAATATTGTAATATGATGTGGGGGACGAGATATGAGAGTGGAGAAATCACCACACCCCACGACCACTGGCCTACGACATGGGCATTCTGTTACTATATCGACCCACCTGAAAACTGTTCGGGTCTGATTTTTCCGACACTGGATTATGAACTGAAGATTGAACACGGTATGTTAGTTATTTTTAGAAGTCATCTCATACACGAAACAACACAGAAATCATTCGAGGGTAACAGATATTGCGTTGTGGGAACAGTAGTATCCAACCCTCCCCAAAAGGCACTTTAAGTATAACACGGATTACAAGTTTTGTCAAGCACTTTTTTTACTTGACAGTGAATAAAATTTATGGTATTATAAGGACATAATTGGAGTATATCATGGCGAAAATAAAACCAAAAGACAAACCACACTATGTGAACAACGCACAGTTCTCACAGGCGGTAGTGGACTATGTGACAGTATTAGACGAGGCACGAGCGAAGGGTGTTGAAGACCTACCTAAAGTCCCCGATTATATCGCACAGTGTTTCCTCAAGATTTGCGAGGGTCTCTCACACAAGTCCAACTTTGTTCGTTATACCTATCGTGAAGAGATGGTGATGGACGCAGTGGAGAACTGTCTCAAGGCGATTGAGAACTATAATCTAGAAGCTGCGACCCGCACAGGTAAACCAAACGCATTTGCATACTTCACACAAATCTCATGGTTCGCATTCCTACGCCGTATCGAGAAAGAAAAGAAACAACAAGATATCAAGATGAAGTATATCAACCAGTCTGGTATTGAGAACTTCCTTGACAATGAACTGGGTGATGACCAGTCTGCCGCAGTCGCACAGGCATTTGTTGACCAACTCCGTATTAGGATTGATGAGGTCAAAGAGAAAGACGCTGAGTGGAAAGAGGTTGTCAAGAAGGAACGCAAGAAACGCACGGTCAAAGTTGATTCAGATTTAAGTGATTTTATTGTTGACTAATCTTGTTAGGTTTGGTATAATAGGAAAATGAAAAACTTATCTTATCACGGCAAGAATTTAGACCAAGCGAAATGGGTTGTCGAGTATTTCGGCACACCTGAGAAACGTGAGTTCTATAAAGACAATAAGTCTTACCAAGAATGGTTGGATGAGTGTCGTCAAGTATTGGAAGCAGAAAGGTTGAGTTACTAATGGACAAAGTGAAGAAAGCAGAACACCGCAAGTTGCGTAAGAAGGCAATCAAACTACAGAACAGTAGTTCGGTGAAGTTGACTATGGCAGAAGCATTGAAGAGAGCGGGCAATAAAGATGAAGATTGAGATTGATAAACAATATAGGATTTACCCATATAATAAATGGTCAGTCTGTGAAGAAGAACTTCTGGTTGGTTCTGAAGACAAAAAATTTATTCTTCGAACAGAGTGGAAGGGTGGAACATTTCTTGTAACACCTAAAGACGAAGATGAACGCGAAGTGTTACAAATCGCAGTAGACGCTGAGGATGATGACCGAGACAATGAATTGGTGAGTAGTTACTTCACTGAGTTTGAACTGTATGAGACCACTGATGGACATAATGAGATTGACTTTGCATCAGAGTTTACTGATGAAGAACAGGAACAGATTCAAGAAAAATATGATGAGGATTGGTTCTCTGGATTAGAAGAGTTAGGTTACAGTCCTGAAGACGGATGGTTTACACTATGGGGTAAGGTTGTAGCAGAAGAATATGTCGAAGAGTGTAAGTAATGAAGATTGCTATACTGAACGACACCCATTGCGGTATTCGCAATTCTTCTGACATCTTTATGGATTACCAAGAACAGTTCTATCGGGACGTGTTCTTTCCCTATCTGTTAGAGAATGACATCAAACACATTTTGCACTTGGGTGATTACTACGACAATCGTAAGACAATCAACTTCAAGGCACTGCAACACAATCGCAAAATCTTTCTAGAACCTATGCGTAAGAATGGTATCACGATGGATATCATTCC